TAGTAAGAAGAATTATAAATATCTTATGACCAAGTTTTGTCCTTATATTCTTCAAAATTAAAGGCAATAGCATACTTTGCTTCTTCACTTTTATTGATATCAGTCATATGATCTAGCCACGGACTAAATATTAAGAGACTACCTTTTTTAGGTTTTACATTAATTTTTAAATCAGGGAAAATTAATTCTTGGTCTACGTCATTAAGATATAAAATTCCAGATAGTGTTGCAGTGTGATGATTGTGTCTTGATGTATAATCATCTTTTTCAATTTTTAAACCCCAAGCACTTTCTAAATTTATTTTTGGAATAGTTGCGAATTTTAGAATATCTTGAAAACCTCTGTGTAAAAGTTGTAAAAACTTTTCGTTTTTATAAAAAGCATTCCAAGCTGTCATTTTACCTTTTACATTAGTTCTATAATGTAAATTTTTTATAGCTAAAGATTTTTCTATTTCATCTATGAAATACTTATCATCTATTTCTAATTGTATTTCATAAAGAAAAGCTTTTCTAAGTAACTCTTTTTCAATAATCTTATTTACCGCTATCATTTTTTACGTCAACTTTATTAGAAAAAGTCATTTGCTCTTTTTGTTCACGATTAAAGTTTTCATTAAATTCAATTGCAATTTTAACAAGGTTATTGCTTAAATGTTTTAATGATTCAGCGGTAAGGCTTAATTTTCTTTTTTTAACTAAAATCCAAATCTCTTTCCAAGAAAAAACTATTTCTCCTGATCCATCTTTATTTTGTATTATTTTCATTTTGGTACTCCAAACCAAGGTCTTTTATCTAAGAACCATTCTCTATTCGGTCCATTCTTAGTTACATAATGTAAAAAAGTTTGCGCCTGCCAATCACCTTGAAACTCATTTCTCCAATGCTCAACATCACATCCTTTATACACAACTCCATCTCCGTTTTCAAGAAGGATTTCTGTTCCTCCCATATAGATTGGCCATTTCTCACCACAAGAATTTATTTTAACAGTAACACTAATTTCACATGAAGGTCTATCTTTATGTTTTTTTAAATCAGCTAGATACGTATACATTCTCCAAAAAGAATATGTAGGCAATAATTCTAATCCAGTTTCTTTTTCCATAAGTTTTTTCTTAGACAACATCAAAGAATCAGTGGCTGGATCACCATAGTAATTAGTATCTCCTTGACCGCTTTGTACAACATCAAAGTGATCTAGATTCGTTCTATGTTTCATTCTAGTGTAGTGAGTTAAAAGTTCTATTTCTTCTTTTGAAAGAAAATTTTTAATGACTTTATATCCTTTGCTTAATTCATCCATGATACTATTGAATACCTTACTCCTTTTTTTAAAGGTTTTACCATATGGGGAAACATAAAACTACTTGGCCAAATTATTAAAGATCCAGGTGTGTTTTTAACTATTTCTTCTTTGCCATCTATCTTAAAACAAAGTTCTCCGCCTTCATAATCATTGTTTAAAATTAATATCGAGCTAAATTTCCTGTCCATACCAGGGCCATCATCTACATGAAATTTGTAGTGCCCTCCTTTTTCATATCTTAAACCTTGCATTTCAATGATTTTTGCGGTTCTGATATCAGGGAATTCTTTAATGTACGCTGTCATACCTTTTAGTATATAATAACTTATAAGATTAGCCCAATGAACTTCGCTTACAGATTCACTAAAACTATTTAACTCAAATGTCTGAACGTTTCTTATTTCTTTATCTGTACGTACGCCTTTCCCTGTCCATAACCCACCGTCTTGAAATTTTTTATCCTTAGATTTTTTATTAAAAAATCTAATACATTTGCTTATAATTGAAGGGTGCTGAATAATTGGATAAACTTTAATAAAGTTTTTTACTGACATGTTGTTTTTTACAACATTACGTTACTATTGTAAATAACGATGTGTAATAGGTTCTACAGATTGGTTATCAAACCAATGTCTTAAAAAGCTTGTTGTAGCAGTAAAAGTCATAGATGAAGGATTAAAATTCTCTAAAGCTGTTTTATAATTATCTAGTCTTGTGTTTAAATCCGAAAATTCAGATAAAGCTAATCTTACTCTATGTTTTTCCTTAAATTTAGTAATCATATTTATAATTATGTTTTTTTCTGTTTCAAATATTTCTGGCATATCGTCTACAGATTCTGCTATAGAACTAGTCGAGTCACCATAAACTATGTTGCCATCTTGTAATACTGCACTTTTTTCATTACATGCAACTTCTTTGTAGTCATCGTCAGATACCTCTTTAAGAAGACCATTGCTTTCGTAATGAGCAATATCTCCTCTAATAAGATTTAAATCTTCTTTGTGCTTAGCACTACATTGTAAAATATTGTCTGGATTAAAAAGTAAATATGCCATAATTAACTGATTATATTCTCGTAAATTACTATTGCCCCATCATTACCCGCAGCGCCCGCAGGCCCCGCTGGAGTCATGGATGTTCTTTTTGAATTTCCACCTTGACCAAACATGTGTGGACTCAATCTTGTCGTTTCGCTTCTGAAGTAGCCAGCCATACCTGCAGCACTTCTTTTTGCGTTTGCTAATCCAGAGGCTTGTGAAGGATTCGCACTTGTACCTGTTGGCGAAGTAAGATCGATTGTAGCTCCTGGAGCACTACCTGGTGATCCACCGTATTGAGCATTTGCTGAGCCTGATGTTGGGCCTCCAGATCCGCCTGTACCTGTAGCTTGTATCGGAGAACCAAAAGTACTGTCTCCTCCAGCTGTACCTGATTGTGAAGGGTATACTCCAGCTCCAGCTGCTCCTACTGTGTACGGAGCTGTAAATGGAGAAGGTGCTGGTGATGAAATGGGTACATTAAAAAATCCTAATCCTCCGTTTCCTCCTGCGCCAATTTGTTGTCCTGGAGAGTTTGTTGCTGCACCACCTCCGCCGCCGCCAGTAATGTAAATTCCTAATTTAGTTGTCCCTGGTTGTGCTGTGAAAGTAGCTGTTCCCGCAGTTCCATCAGCAAAAGTTAATGCAAAGTCAGGGGATCCTGCAGAGCCAGTTGAAGCTGCAGTAATTCTTCCGTCTTCATCAACTGTGATGTCAGCGGTCGTATAAGACCCTGCTGTTACAGCAGTTGATTGTAATTGGCTTGGACCAACAGAGTTGGCAGCCATTTTTGTAAGTGTAACATTTGATTGTAAAATTTTAGCTGTAGTTACAGCGTTTGATGAAATGTTTGCTGCACGTACAGCAGACGAAGCTAATTTGTTTGTTGTTACATTTGATTGTAAAATTTTTGCGGTTGTCACAGCGTTATCTGCAATTTGTGCTGCAGCTACAGTTCCACCTAATGTATCTAAAGAAATTTCGTTTAAATTTGTTCCATCTGAATAAGCTGCATAAATTTTTGCAGCATCTAAAGTAAACCCTGTTCCTGATGCTGTTTTAATAGTTAAGTTTTCAGGGTTAGTTAAACCTGTTGCATCAAAGATATAAAATTTTTCAATGCTATCAGGTATAGTACAAATTGTGCTAGCAGCAATAGATGCAGTAGCAAATTTAATAACCATATTTCTTGCATTAGAAATAGTTTTGTCCGTCATTACTAAAGCTAGAGTTCCACCACTTGATAGTGTAACTTGTTCAAATCCTGCAATAGCTTGTTGAATTAAGTTTAAATTATTATTTGTATTATCACCCCATGTACCAGCGTTTTCGCCAGTTACCATAAGTTCTAGTTTTAAATCTGCTGAATAACTCGATGTCATATAACTCCTATATTAACAAAATTATGCTGCTCGATCAACTGTAGTCCAAACATTATTTACACCAGGATTGATCTCGCTCCATGCCGTAATATTAACCGAACCTATACTAGCAGTCAACCCTATACCTGATACGTTTATATTTGCTGTACCAGTAGCTACAACCTGACCAACAGATCCATTTAATAATCCAGCAGTGGTAACTGGGTAAATTGATACAGGGGTAATTGAGCCCACTGATAAAGTAGCTCCTTGACCTGTTACGGATTCATTAGTTGTTTGTATTAATGTAATTGAACCTAATGTTAAAGAAGCTGATATTCCTGTTACATCAACAGGTGTTTTATTTTCAGGTATTACTTGACCGATAGATCCTGATAAAGCTTGGCCATTAGGTGAAACTACTGCAGTTCCAGTTACAGAAGATAAACTTCCAATAGAACTTTGTATAGCATCTTCGCCAACAAATACAGTTACGCTACCATCAATTTGTATTGAATTTAAACCTTGAGTAATAGTTAATAAATCTAAACCAGAAACTACTGCGGTAAAATCTGTTTTACCGACTGCAGTTCCCTGTGATAGTGTTGCTTGTTGCCCTGCTGGTAAAACAGAATAAGTTTCTCCCCAAGCTCTGTTACCCCAACCACCTCGGCCCCAACCAACTTCTACCAAAGCTTCTACTGATATAGTTCCTAAGTCTGCTGATAAAGATTGACCACCTGGAATAACAGATCCAGTTATGCCCCATGCAGCTGATCCCCATTCTGCTCTACCCCAACCATTTATAGAAACACCTTCAGCGTTTCCTTGTGATAATGTTAATGAAAGTCCTGTGACTGCTACAGCGTTTGAATCTTGATCACTCCACGTACCTGCGCTCCAGGTTTGTGCTCCCCATGTTTTAGCCATGAAGAACTCCAAACGGATGACCCGCTATGAAAAACAAATTAGTAATGTTTGCCATAGCAGGCACCTCCTTTTAAATTATGCGATTCTCAATATTGCTGCACTCGTTGTAAATGCTGGAAACTGAATAGTAAAAGTTCCTGCAGATGCAGTTTTGTCACCGCCAAAATCTAATACAGCTACAGCTTTATCGGCATTAGTGTCATTATAAATTAATGCACCTCTTGCTGTAATTGTTACACCTACAAAAGATAAGTCAGAAAAATCTGTAATAGCAGTATTTGTTGCTAAAGACGTTCCTACATTTACTAATGCTTTACCACCTGAAGAATAACCACCAGATGGTGATGATACTTCGTTGCCAGTTGTAAAAGATGTTGTCGATTTTCCTAAAGTAGCCGCGTTAGTGTACATTGATAGTTTAAATGTATTACCACCTGGGTTACTAAAATTGTGAGTTGCTTCTAATAATTCTTTTTTAAAAGAATTACAAATTGCGTTAGTTGTTATTGCCATGTTTTCTCCTTAATTAATTTTATGGTGACGGTGAAGGTACTTTAATTCGAGGCACTCCACTGTCGTATTCTCCTCTTCTTCGTCTACCCATTTGTTGTAGGGCAAAAGCTTGTATGCTTTGATTATACCTGTCAGAATACAGTTTGTATAGGTCATCAGGACCTTTAAGATAACTATAAGCTTCTTTTAGAACTCCGTATAATAATAAAGCCTCCTGGTGTTGAGACAGGAATGTATTTGTAGAACTGTCAAAATGAGGAGGATCTTTTATAAAATTTATCTGTATTGTGTACGTGCTATCTGGAGTAGGAGCTAACAAAATATTAGTTTCATCCCAATTAGCGTAATATTTAGGCTGTCCCGTCACAGTATCATTTGGAGCATATTCTGAAATAAAACTAGTCTCTCTTTTTTCAAGGAAATCTCTTACATTAGAATTAATAATTTGCACTGATCTTAAAATAAGTAAATCAGCTGGCATGACAACATATCGATTACCTGTTGTTACATTTGAAGTAGAATATTTTCTAAGGTCGTCATAATCCACAGCTCCTGCAATATCTAATTCTGTATTTCTTATAAATTGATCTAATATAGAATCTGTTAATACATTGCTATCTACTTCTGTGTAGTTTCTTACTTGTGTTAAAAAATCTGAATATGTAATAGCCATTATAATCCTATTGTTACCTGTCCAACTGTAGTTTGAGCTTGTCTTCTTCTGTTTTGTAAAGAAGGATCTCTTGGTTGCATTGTATTCCCTTCTGAACCATCGTGTTCTATTGCGTAAAATACTTGAAAAGCAAACTGACCAGGTAATGTAAGGTTAGCGACTGCTTGCCCTTGGCCACCTGATCCAGCAATTGTAGTATCATTTGAAAAAGGTGCTTCAGGTTGTTGAAAATCTTGTGCTCTAGAGTTTTGTAAAGCAATAGCATCAGCTACAACTCTTTTTCTTCTAATCTGAGGATGCTTAGGCTCAAACTCTGATGTATGAACTAGTGAGCCATTCCATTCTCTAACCATTTCAGTATATGGAAAT